TGTGTCTGGGAATACGATGCCGCTTTGTCCGACATTGTTCTGAAACATATCGGGTATGTCCGGCAGGCTGCTCTTTGGTATGCTTACATTTTTAGTGTCCGTAGTCGGCACAGCATCGCAACGGCAGCCCCAATCATTCGGCGGGTAATACGTCATCCAAAAAGGGTCGTCAATTGGTAAAGTGATACCCTCTAAAATGGCATGTTCCTCCCTTACCCGGTCGTCGCCTGCGGTTTGGTAGGATAGCATCTCAACGCCGTTGGTTTCAAAGTCCTGCCAAGCTTGAGCCATTTGCGCCGATGCAACAGCGTTCGCGTATTCCGCTGCCAGGTATACCTCGTTATAGGTTTCGTCAACCTGCTTTACGTCGGATAGAAAGTCATCGAACGATTTAAGCTTACCGTCGTCAGTCTTGAGCATTAATGATGCCTCTTTAAGTTCATGATAGTTTTTGAAGCCGCTGAACACGTACACATTATCGTTGATCTTATTTAAGAATGTGCGCTCCTTATCGGTCAGGCTTTTGGCGTCAAGCGTTTTGCCATAACCTTTGAATATGCCTTTCATTAACTGCTCGGCAATCTTCTTGGTCATAGCCTTGTCTATCTGTCCGGGCTTCAATTTGCCCGAATGGATAAGCTTAGCCACGCGGACAAACTCCGGCTCTAAACCGTCAATTTTAACGGCTGACAATTCAGCCATGTGGCATTTAATGCACATTCTTACCTCCGTAAAGCTTTAGGATGCTGCCGTGTAATTTGATAAGGTCACGCGCTGTCAAATTCTCATCGTCGCTGCCCTCAGGTATTACCTTGTTGCCTTTTTTGCGCTTGGTTGCCTTGTCGGGCTTTTGCGGTGCGTCCTCCTGTTGCTCCTCGTCAAACTCCGGGTCGTCAGGCGTGGGCTTGTCATTGCCCGGCTTTGCTGGCGTCACCTGCTTAAGGCCGAGTATCTTTACATTAAACTTTTCAGATACCTCGTCCGGGTCAAGCTGAAAGCCCATGTTATTGATGCCAGTATAGATTTTGAGCAGGGCCTGCAAGTCCTCAGCCTTATAGAACTCAAAGCAATCGCCCTCAACAAATGGATATTTATGTACGTCCCTTAAAAGCGGGATAAGTAGCTCATTAATCAGCAGCGTGACAAACATCTCGTCATCTGCGGTTACCTCGTCCTTAACGCGCTCGTGTACTTCGCCCTGTGACTTGGAACTGCCGTTCATTGACGTCATGGTTTGACCGTTAATCATTACGGCCAGTTCCTCATCCACTTTATTGATGAGTTCCATAAACACCTGATAGGCGTCGGTCTTTTTACTTTCCTTAATATCCAGTTCGGTATCCTGCGGGAAAATACCATAAGCCCCGGTCGATAGGTTTTGCAGCCAGCCCTCAATCTCGCTTTGCACACGCGGGTCTTGCGACGCGGTTTTAACAGTCATGATAGGCATACCGAAACGCTCAGCGAACTCGTCCCAATTGTTCCAACCATGTTTTTTGAGGATCACTAAAGGAGTCGCCTTGTTAAGCAGCCCCAAATCTTTTTCACGGCCTACAGGTATAACGTAGTTGCTTGTCGGTGGCACTGTATAATCCGTCCCCTCAAGATCGCTCTCGTAGATAGTCCATAGGTGCCGCTCCTGGTGAACGTGTTTGCGCGGTATCAGCTCCAGCTTTTTGATAGATGACATTTTCCCGTCGTAAACCAGCTCTTTCATGTAGATAAGCGAATAGCCATAAAACTTGCTTTCCAACGCCCACTCTATAAAATCCCTGAACCATGCGTTTTTAAACAGTTTTGCCTTTACGTCGTCCGGCTGACCTGCCGCGTTTTTGATCTTAAACTCTTTGTTTTTTACAGGTAATATCCGGTGATTGTAGATAAGGCCATGCAAAAAGCCGTCGATCATCGTATCGTCGTAGATGTCGTAAAGCTGTGTGCGGATTGGATATATAGGGTTCTCAGCGTTTGCCCTTGCATGTATCCAGTGCTCTATCTGCTTTGAGTATAAAGTACGCTGCTGCTGAATGATCGCGGCCATAACTTTTGCCGGGTCTTTCTTTATCTGCTGCTTGCTAAAAGTCTGCCCATCGGCCAGCGTGATCGTGCCTTTATGTTTTACGCCCCTCGGCGGATTGCTTTGCTTGTTATTACTGCGTTTTTGCATCGTTTAAACGGTATTTAAATAGTGGTTACCATCTGCTTGAAACATAGGTGTTCGACCCGAAACGGTAAACCGGGTCAATGGTAGTGTCAGGTAGTTGCGGCAGATCGGGCAGCAGCTTATCTCTGTTTACCTTTTCCAGCCATTCAACGGCTGCCTTGTGCCTGTCCTCCCTTACCTTTGGCATTACCCTTGAGGCTGTATTGCTATGCAGGTGATAGAGTATAAGGTCTATCATATACATAATTATTAGCGGGTTGCGGTCGTCGGCAGTCTTGTTGAAGATGTTCGCCACATCGTACCTCGTCCGCAGGTAGGAGGACATTTGCTCCTGAGCGGTCAGCTCGGCTGTGTCGAGTGTGGTATCACTGATCTTTAATACTGACAGTACCTCATTGCGTACCTGATACTCGGTAAAATCGTCGTCGGTTAAGAAATTCATGATTTGTGGTCGTTATGGTTTTTATTGAACCGTTGCAGCTCTGATGTTAATTTGCGTACCTCATTAGCAAGCTTGTTTTTTTCCTCCAGCTCCTGATAGTACTTCTCTCGCCACTCTGCCGATGTTCGCTCCAGGTGTTCAACCTTTTTGTTGTTTTCATCAACATTTTTTTGGAGCTGCTCAACCAGCATAATCAATGCCTGGTATTGCTCATTTTTAGTCATGCTAAAGCGGTCTATAATGATCTTTAGCACACCTCCTGAAAACAGCACGCCCGTTGTGCTGGCTACTAATCCTAAAATTGTCATGCTGTTACCATCCTTTTTTAGTGGGTGTTTTTATTATTGGTTTAAAATCTCTGCCGGGTTTATGCTGATCTAAGTAATACCACGCCCCCTCGTCGGCGTCCGGGCTGTCGTCCGGCCCTGAATAACCCGGCTCAATTCCTTTGAGCTGGTTGTTGCCTGTGATCATGTCGGGATTGTGAATTTCGTGGACGTTGTAAAAGACCTCGCCGTCTGTATAGGCTGGCTCCATTTTCACCATACGGAGGTACTTATTTTCCTTTATCCTGGTATCGGTCAAAACAACGAGGTTCTTTTTGCCTGAACGCTGCCTCTCGATATTGAGGTTGTAAAGCGCGTCCTGTATGGGCCTGTTGAAAAACTGCTTTTCTACATACCAAAGCACACCAACCCCCGCAGGGAGTTTGGCTTCAAACTCGCACATAAACTCAAAAGCCTTTTGTATTTCGCACTGTCGGACAAACGCTTTAAGGCAATGTTTTTCCCAATCGTTTTGCGGCGTTGCATAGCCTCCCCAAACCCGGACGGCCTTAAAGTCGGACGTGGGTTTGTTTTCAAAAGACGGGTCAAAGTAGCCTATGATTATTTTGTACTTTGACAGGTTTAAAGGCTCTTTCCATCTAAAGAGGCCGTCCTTAAATATTGAACCCTCAACAGCGTTTTCGTGGAAAAACTCTTTCCGGCCTATCACCGTACCTGCTTTACGTACCTTGCTTTCTATCAGGTCTAAAGTGTAACGCTGATGCCAGGCAGGTTGCCCGGTCTTCGGGTCAATGGCAAATATTTTGGAGTGGTATATATCCTTGCGTATTGGTGCGCCCGGTTTTATATCGCCTACGATGTGAGCTAATACCGATTGAGGGTGTATGCGGTTACCAGCAATGACGAGCGTCGCGCCTCTTGTATCCAGTGCAAAGAATAGCGCACCCATGATACGCTCCACAATTTTCTTTACCCGCTTTTGATTATTTACCAGCTCGTCATCATCCACGTCATCAACGGTCGCATAGTTCGGGCGTCGCTGGCCTTTCCTTGCACCACGCGGCGACTGATCACGACCTATCGCTAAAAAGCGTATGCCGGACTTTGTGGTAAAGTCACCTGATTGCCAGTCCCCGAAATTGAACTGTTCGCCAAAGTCATGAATGAACAGGTGATTAAACTGGAGCTGCGCCTGAATGTCGCTGAGGAGGTTACTTGCGTCATCCTCATTTTTACCCATCAGTATCATACCGTTGAGCTTTTCATGAGCCATCATCCACATAGGGATGATAATGTCAACGTGTACAGATTTGGCGTGTTCGCGCGGCCACTCAGCAACAGCAACTAAGTTGGGGTCGTTATCGGGCCGTTTCTTTTTGACAATGGTATAAGCAAGGTCAATGTGGAAGTCTGCGCAATCCGAGTCGGCGTAAATCGGGAAATACTTCTTTACAAAGAAATTGTACTCGCTGAGGGCCTTTTTCTTACGGGCGTCCTGTTCGGCCTTTGTCTCGGTAATATTAACGGCAGTACTGTTCTGAACCTGTTCGCAAAACAGTTTCCAGTCCTCATACGTCCGCCTCTCAATTACTTTATTAGCCATTGCTTACCAATTCGTTAATAAACTCCAGTTGATATTTATTCACTTCTTTGGCTAACTCCGGCTTGCGTCCAAACAACCAGGTAGTAAATTCCTTTGAGCAATTGATATGCTGCGAAACGGTGACCTTTTTGTTTGATAAGAACTCAATGGATTTGGTGACCTTAATAAGGGCGTCAGCGTCGATCTTTTCATTGTCAACGAGTATCTCCAGCTTTAAGTAAAGCTTCTTGATAATGTTGGCTGCTGTGATGGTAGTTGCACCCTTTAAAGCCTCCCAATCTCCCTTTTCTTTATTTTCTGTAAAAGTCTTTGGAGTCCACCCTATAATTTCGCAAATCTCCCGTTGCGTCTTATCCGTGTTCAGGTACATCTCCAGTGCAAGCTCGCGTTTCTGCTCCCTGCTTAATTCTTTCTTTTTAGCCATGTATTGCCCTTTGTGAATACAAAGCAATAGCAAAAACGCCCCTTAAAATAACGTGAAATTCAGGTTTATACATAGTTCTGTATGTTCTGTATTTGTTTCTGTATGTTCTTGAAATAGTTGTTTTTTTTCGCCCGTTTTTGCATCCATTTTTGAGCCTAATTAAAGAAAAGCACAAAGAAATTGCTTAATGAAGAAAAGCTCAAAAACCTTTATTCTATCTGACGAAACGCCGAACCTGTACGATTTTGTGACAGTGACCGCAGGACTTGATTTGGAGGACTTTCTGAAAAATCCGGTAATGCTTTACAATCACGATTATACTAAGCTAATCGGTCAGTGGACAGATGTAAGAAAAGACGGGGACAAACTGCTGGGAGTGCCAATGTTCGACGAAGACGACGCAGAGGCCATGAAGTATTACAGTAAGGTTGAGCAGGAGATTTTAAAAGCAGCAAGCATAGGCTTAACCCCTATACAATTCGACGAAGTTTCAAAACGCATGGAAAAGAGTCGTCTAAAAGAGACCAGCCTCACGCCAGTCCCCGCAAATCGCGCTGCATTAACCCTGTATGACAACGACGGCAAGCGTCTGTCAGCCACTAAGGCCCTTGAGTATTGCCTATCACTAAAGCCAGTTTCTGAGCAACAAACCAAAAACGACAACATGAACAAAAATTTAATCGCTTCCCTGGTTGCGTTGAGTGCGCAGTTAGGGATAATCGTCACACTTAGCGACAGCTCAAAGGACGAGGACGCTATTGTGGCCCTTAACAAGATCGCCGAAAAGGTGACTGTATTAAAAGCCAGTGAGACAAACCTGTCCGCTAAGGTGAAAGACCTCGAAAAAGCCGAGACAGACAAAATTGCAAAACAACATGCTGACTTGCTTAAAAAGGCAGTCGACGACAAGCAACTAAGTGCAGAGCAGGCAGAGGGGTTAAAATCTCTTTCGATTGAACAGCTTACAATAGTCCTGTCTGCTGCAAAGCCTGCCGCGATCGTGCCGATTGAAACTGGTAAAGGTAATGAGGCAGCCGTAGCCACTCTTGACGCACGCAAAGACTGGACTTATGACGACTACGCACTGAAAGCTCCTGCCGACTTGGAAAAAATGGAGATCACCGACAACGCCAAGTTCATGAAGCTGCTATCTGCAAAGGCCGAAAAAGCCCGCAGCGAGCATTCAATACAGGTATAACCGTGCATATCAACCGACAATAAACACTTAAAAAAAGACTTAAAACTCACTTTAATACGATGAAAAATTACATCAAAACCCTTGCAGACCTGCTGATTAACTTCGCGACAGGTACGGTATTAGGATTGTTTTTACTAATGCCTTTCGGCTACAACCCGCTTTCGGGCGGCGTGCTGTTCGTGCTGTTTACCCTTGTGGCGTTTGCCTACACCTTTTACACTGGCAAATCCATCCTGCCGCGCTTTATGCTTTATGCAGGGCTGCTAAAGGAAATTTGGATAAGCCGCTTAATGGAGAAATTCTACCCGACCGCTCCCTGGCTCGACAGGGCGCAGGACTATAGCGGTATTGTAGAAAACAACACAATCAACCTTGCGGAGATCGGCGCAGACCCTGCGGTACTTGTCAATAATACGACTTACCCTGTTCCTTTCTCAGATCGTACAGACGTGCCTTTGGCTTTGCCGCTCGACTATTACGATACTCAGGGTACTGTAGTACGTAACGCTGAAGCTATCCAGTTGGCATATCCTAAAATGGATACTGTTGTTAGGCAACATGGTAATGCACTTGCAACCGAGCAAAGCAAAAAAGCAGCGTGGAATTATTCTCCTCAGGCCAATGGTGCAAATACTCCGGTGTTAGGCACAGCAGGTATACCAGGCGTTACCTACGCAAGTGGCGCACGTTTGCCGTTCACTTTCCAAATGATCATTGCGGCACAGCTTGCATTGAATAACCTGAATGCTCCCCAAACTGGCCGCGTGTTAGTTCTGAATGCGCAACATCAGGCCGATTTGCTTGCTCAGGATGTAAACCTGTTCAAAGGTTTCGTCGACTACAAATCAGGTATGATAGGACAGCTTTACGGGTTTGATATTTACGTATCAACTCAGACCGCAACCTACAACGGTACTACCAAAGCGAAAGCTGCCTACGGTGCCGCTCCTGCCGGAACTGACGCAATCTCCTCTTTCTTCTTTTTGGATACTGAGGTAATGCGTGCTAAGGGAACTATGGATATGTTCTCACGTCTGCGTGACCCTGAGGCTCGCGGTGACATTATCGGTTTCCAACAGCGTTTCGTTGCCCTGTCAATACGCAATAAGTATAACGGTGCAATTGTAGACCAAAAAGCAGCATAAAGAAATACCCGTTAACAGTCCTGTTTCAGCCCCCGCGTTTGGCCGGGGCTGACAGGTTGGGTAAACCAAAAAATCAAAGCAATGGATAATACTGAAAAATTAGAAGCGGCTAAGGCTTGCTTCGATTATAACACCAACGCTACAGAGTGCTATGTAACTTCTGACCTATCCTGTTTTTTAGCCAAAAACCATGCAGCTAACCACGCCGCAAAAATTGGCGACAGGGAGTTAGACCTGTACATCAAAGACGAAAACGGCGATACTGTAGCTAAGACGCCTGAGGTTGAACAGCCGCAGGTTGAGTCCTACAAAATTGACGGTCAGCACTTCGGTAACCAGGCTGCAATCGACGCAGCTAATAAACCAGCAGAGGAAACTCCAGTAGTCGAACAAACTCCAGCTGTGGAAGAAACTCCAGTAGTGGAAGAAACCCCGGCAGTTCAGGAAACCCCGGTAGTTGAGGAAACCCCAGCAGTTGAGGAAGCCCCGGCAGTTGAGGAGACTCCCGTAGTGGAAGAAACCCCGGCAGTTGAGGAAACCCCGGCAGTTGAGGAAACCCCGGTTGCTGAGGCTGAGGACGCTATCAAGCATGTCGTTGAGGAGATCGTTGACCAGGTTGAAAAATTAACAGGCACAGGCAAAAAAGCAAGCAAGTAATGGAGATCGTTATCCGCCGAACTGATAAAACCTCAAAGAGCACGATTAGCCCACTTGCAATAATGGGCAACCCGTTCACTTGCTTTACGCTGGAAGATCAAGACAGGGGCCTGAGTAAAAACATGCCCCTCTCCGAAATACAAAGCGCAAAGGTGTTCGGCAGGACTGCAATACCATCAGGCCGCTATCAGGTGACCATTGACCACAGCACACGCTTTGGGCACGACATGCCTCACATATTGGACGTGCCGGGCTTTGAGGGTGTTCGCATTCATTCGGGCAATACCGACGCCGATACAGAGGGCTGCTTGCTTGTAGGTCTTGAAAAAGGCACGGACATAGTGACCAGCTCACGCCTGGCATTTACTCAATTCTATATCCTGCTTAAACAGGCAATTGACAAAGGAGAGACAGTTTACATCACGATAGTATAATGGACGCGAGGACAATCACCACAGATCAGACCAAAGCCATTGCCGCAAAGTACGGCGTAGAGTACGCTGCATTAATGTCGGTGATCACCGTCGAAAGTTCAGGCGTAGGCTTTAACCCGCCAACGGGTAAGCTGATTATACGGTTTGAGCCGAGTTGGTTTGAGCGTGAATTTGCCGACTGGAGAAACCATAAAAGCGACTGGCTAAACCTGCCTCCCGGTAACCAGGCTCAGGAGTACAAACTGTTTAACAACGCCTTTGGCATTAACCCAACTGCGGCAATGCTTTCAACCAGCGTCGGCATGATGCAGGTAATGGGCTTTCATTTCAGGGAGATCGGCTTCGGGACAGTGGGCAGTATGTGGGATTTTGCAAAGGTGAACGAGGCTAACCAGGTGGAGCTTGGTATGCGCTTTATAAAGTCTGAGCCGGTAATACTAAAGGCAATGATAGATAAGAACTGGCCGCTTTTCGCGCTCCACTACAACGGTGAGCGATACGCCGAAAACCATTACGACATACACTTATTAAACGCTTACAATAAATACGCAACAGTATGATAAGCTTAAAGAACTTTTATAAACAAACCTCCCCGAAAGTCAAAAAGTTTGGCCTGTGGGTTAAGGGTCTGATAGGCACAGCAGCAGCTACAACCTTTATTCAGAACGATGTTAAGACCTCCTTTTACCTGATGATCGCCGGAGCTGTCATCACGGGGCTACTTGAGTGTTTGCCTCCTGACAAGCCCGGTGACAATTCAGGTAATGGCTCGGCAACTGGAGGCGTGGCAATGGCTATGTTAGCCGGACTGCTTATGCTGGCCTTTGCCGGGTGTACCGTAGTAAAGCCGGAGGTTGACCGCACCAAAACGGATACAACCGTAACAAGCTATAGTCAGGTTGATTTATTCGTAAAGGGGGCAAAGGTTGTGGCTGGTATCAATATGGACAGCCTTTATCATGCCGCTTTAATGGCCCGTGATCAGCGCAAAGATGATAGCCTGGCACAGCTCAAAATGGAGCTGAAGTATAAACAGGATTCTATTGCGGCGTTGCAGGCAAACAAGCCCTTGCCTCCAAAGCCCGTGTTTATTCCGTCGCCTCCGCAGATCAGGTATAAAACCGACCCTGACACCAAAGCGCAGTTGAGCTATTGGATAGATCAGTACGGCCAGCTCAACCTCGGATGTGAGAGTAAGGATAAGACTATTCAAACCTTGCAGGCTCAGGTAACCAAGCTTACTAAAGACACTACCGTAACGACAAAGGTTGTCACACAAACCCCGGCATGGAATAAGCTCATCATGATCTTGGAGGGCGCAATCATCGGGATACTAATTGTAGTACTCATCATTAAAACAATTTAAAATGCCAAGAGCTAACGTAACCATCAATAAAACCAACGGCGGTCTCGGACGCAGGACGCCTAACACCGACTCGGTATTCGGGCTGGTAGTATCCGCTCCACTGATCACCGGAACGGGCAACATGCAAAACGGCGTGACTTACATCTTTGCCAGCATTAAGGATGCTATGGCAATAGGTATCACTGCTGCTTATGATACAACCAATCACGTATTGGTGTATCACCACATCAACCGATTTTTTCAACGCAATCCAAATGCAACCTTATACTTTTTAAGCGCACCGCAGACGGCCACACTTGCAAACATGTGCGACCTGTCGAACGCCTACGCTAAAAAGCTGCTAAGGGATGCAGGCGGTAAGATCAAATATTGCGGCATTGCCCGTAACCCGTCAACTGGTTATACTCCGGTTTTAACCGCTGGCCTCGACGCCGATGTAGTGGCAGCCGTTGCCAATGCTCAGGCACTTTATGACGACGAGTTTGCACAGTTCCGTTATTGCGACTTCTT